CGATGGCGACATTCAAAACGTTAGCTGAAGCAGAAGCTATAGCCAAGTTACTTGAACTAGAGAAAGTAGCTTACAAACATAAGGTGTTAAAGAAATCCAAAGAGCCTTATGCAATATTACTATTGAGTAAGATATGAATATAGATTTCACGCCATCCAAAACTTGTGCAGGGTTTATGAACTCTGATGCAAAGATGCGTGTACTTATGGGACCAGTTGGGTCAGGTAAGTCAGTGGCGAGTTGTTTTGAGATTGTCCGTAGGGCATCACAGCAAACTCCCAGTCAGGATGGGGTGAGACGCTCCCGTGCTGCTGTTGTTCGTGAGACTGTTCGTCAGTTGACCGATACGACCATTAAGACGTTTCTCGATTGGTTCCCACCAGGACCTTGCGGAACATTCATGCGTACTACTAAAACTTTTTTCTTTAAGGTTGGTGATGTCGAGTGCGAGATTATGTTTCGTGCACTTGACGATGCAGATGACGTAGCTAACCTAAACTCACTTGAACTTACCTTTGCGTGGTTCAATGAGTGTAGAGATATTAACCCAGAGATCGTGGATGCCATGTCCAAACGTATTGGTAGATATCCGTCCGCTAAGGATGGAGGCCCCTCATGGTTTGGAATGTGGGGAGACACTAACCCCCCAACAATGGATACATGGTGGTATTATCAGATGGAGAAACTAGATCCTAAAGACGGAGTCAGTGAGAACGACAACGGGTGGGATGTCTTCAAACAACCATCAGGCAGAAGTGCTCTCGCAGAAAATGTGGAGAATTTACCAGATGGATATTATGACACCCAAGGCCGTTCAGAAGATTATGTCCGAGTCTTTATTGACGGTGAGTACGGACTCAGCTCAGCGGGGCAGCCAGTCTATAAATATTTCAGACCAGACTACCATATGGCAACGTCTACGTTATCGCCTATTGTTAATGGTGTGCGTCCTGTTATTGTTGGTATGGACTTAGGCTTGACACCTGCTGCCGTGTTTGGACAACAAGATCCTCGTGGTAGAACTTTAATACTTGACGAGGCTGTATCGTTTGACATGGGTATACAAAGATTTGTGCGTACAATCATTCGCCCGTTGGTACACGAAAGGTTCTCCAGTGCTCCTGTTGTAATCGTGGTTGATCCTGCTGGTACACAGAGAGCACAGACTGATGAGCGTTCTGCTGTTGATATAATAAAAGCAGAAGGCTTCAAAGTATTCCCAGCAAAAACTAACAGTGTGTCAGCTAGGCTGTCAGCTGTTGATGACTTTCTTATGCGGCAAGTAGACGGAGACTCTGCTTTCCTAGTCGATCCTAGATGTACACATCTTAAGTCAGCTATGATGGGAGGGTATAGATTCCATCATAAAAATGGTAGCATAGAAAAAAATAAACATTCACATGTAGCTGAAGCTTTACAATACTTAATGTTACATATACACTCTGTAGGTGAGGGGTCATATATCCCTCAGGCTCGTGAGGTAAAGAAAGTCGCAGCCTTTGGTTGGACGTAGTTTTCCCCTTAGTTTCCTCCGTGGTTGGAGATACTCCACTGTCGCCAACCAACCTACGTGTAGTCCCGTCAAGATTTCTTCTCCTTTCTACTTGACGGGATTACTTTTTCAGGTAAACTATAACAAGTTGTCAGTTATGGAGGATATAAATGGGAACATGTAAACCTTACTCAAGATCATCAGATAATCCCAAGATGAATGCTAGTGCTAGTAATAAAGGTGGCAAGACATTAAAACCTTATATTGTTGGTGGACTAGTTAGTACATCTATGGACTATGATGATGAGGACGAAGATAAAAAGAAAAAGAAAAAAGGTATGAAGTATTAATGGAAGCAGGCTTAAAAATTCTGAGAGTTGTTGGTAACGCTGAACTTGTTTCTAAAGAAGAAGCAGAAGCGAGGGCCAGAGCTGAGATGGAGGATCGTCAAAACGAGCCTTATATCTTAGGTCTTTCTGCGTACATAAAAGAATGTTGGCAAGCAGCTAAGCAAGCTAAAGATCCGATAGAGCTTTGTATGCTTAAGGCATTACGTCAGCGTAACGGTGAATATGAACCAGATAAACTTGCTGCTATACAAGCTCAGGGTGGGTCAGATCTTTATATGATGCTAACTGAAGTTAAGTGTCGTGGAGCTGAATCATGGTTACGTGATATACTTTTAGATTCAGGTACACCACCATGGGACTTAGAACCTACACCTATTCCAGAACTTACACCAGCACAACAAGAAGATATACAAGGTTTGTTTGCTGAGTCTGTTCTTGATATGATTAGGCAGTTAGGACAATCTCCTACTCCTGCTCAACTTACTGAGCTAAAAGAAATGGTAACTCAGGATTATAGATTTGGTGTATTACAAGGTGCACAAAACCGTGCAGATAAAATGAAAGTTACTATACAGGATCAATTTGTGCATGGCGGTTGGCCTGAATCTTTTAATGATTTTATCACAGATTTAGTTACATACCCATGTGCATTCTTGAAAGGTCCTGTAATAAGAAGACAAAGAAGAGTTAAATATGATCAGTCATCTGAGGTTACTACAGTTGTTGCAGATGAGATTATAGCACCAGAGTTTGAAAGAGTAGATCCATTTGATATATACCCAGAGCCTGGGGTATCTAATATTAATGAAGGTTATTTATTTGAACACCATAAACTTAGTAGATCTGACTTATCAGATTTAATAGGTGTTCCAGGATATGACGAAGAAGCTATTAGATATTTACTTGACATGGGTGATAACGAGTATGGTAGCTGGATTACTCAAGACTTTGAATATACTAAAGACCAAGAAGAAAATAAATACTACAGTGATAGAAGACCTACTGCTATGTTTGATGCCCTAGAGTTCTGGGGTAAAGTAAGCGGAGATATGCTTATAGAGTGGGGTATGGATGAGACTACAATTCCAGATCCTGCTAAAGAATATGATGCAAACGTATGGATGATAGGAAACTATGTAATAAAAGCGGTTCTTAATTATGATCCGTTGGGAGAAAAACCTTATGCTAAAACATCGTTTATTAAAGCCCCTGGTGCATTTTGGGGGAAAGGTATACCAGAAATTATTGAAGATGTGCAGAATGTTTGTAATGCGGCTTCAAGAGCTTTGGTTAATAATATGGGGATTTCTAGCGGACCTCAAGTCGAAGTTAACCTCGAAAGGATCCCGCCGAACGAAGACATCACGCAGCTCCACCCGTGGAAGATCTGGCAAGTAACAAATGATCCTCTCGGAGCAAACGCACCAGCAGTCAGGTTTACACAGCCTGAAGATAACGCTAATACTCTAGCGGCTATTTATGATAAGTTTGCTAAACTTGCTGATGATCACTCTGGCATTCCATCGTATGTGACTGGTGATTTGAACGTTCAGGGTGCGGGTAGAACCGCCTCTGGACTTTCAATGTTGATGGGATCAGCTGGTAAAGGTATTCGACAGGTGGTTATGCATATTGATAATGATATTATAAAACCTATATTACAACGTATATTCTTATATAATATGAGATACAATGAGGACGAGTCTATCAAAGGTGATCTAGCTATTGTACCAAAAGGTGCAGTTAATCTAGCTGTTAAAGAAACAGTTAATGTTAGACGTATTGAGTTCCTTAATGCTACAGCTAATGAGATTGATGCTCAGATACTAGGTAAAGAAGGAAGAGCAGCTATACTCAGGGAAGTATCAAAAGGTCTTCAAATGCCTGTAGATGATATCATTCCATCTAGAGAGAAAGAAGCATTTAGATCAAGGCTGGCAAAAGCTCAGCAAGAGCAACAGCCACAGCAGGCACAGATAACAGACGCAGCTGGTAATCCTGCTGGTGGTATGGATGCAAACACAGTTATGAATAGACAAACAGGAGGGTCTGGATGATCAGACCTGATGCAAAGACATTACATAGTCTGGCAGCTGTAAGTAAACAGTTTCCAGAAGTTTTAGAATTTATAGATGCTTGGAGGTTACATGAGTTAGAAACCTTACCAAGTGTTATGAATAACGTGGCACTACAACAGGGGCGGTGTCAAGTTCTTGGTGAAATATCCAAGTTAATTACAGAGGCCCCTTCAACAGCGGCAAAGGTTTAGTATGACCAGCCGCCTAATACGCATACCTTAAGGAGCGAAAAATGGCATTACCAAAGCAAGTTCAAAAACAATCAGAGGCAGTACAAGATTTGTACAAGGAGCTAAAAGAGGAAGAAGTTAAGGAGACCTCCGTTGAAGAAACGGTAGAGAATACTCCCGAATCCGAACCCAATGC